GAGCGGGGCGCACTTTCCAGATCAACAAGACCCATCTGAGAGCCTTCAACAGAAGACGGCGAAGAATCCCAATTAGCGGGATGCCATGCATGGTTATCTTTCTCAACAGATTCAGCAGAAACAGGGCTAGACGCGCCCGCCTCTCCTTGCTCCACTAAATCCGCCTCGAAAGCGGCAATAATAGCCGCTTCAGAAAAACTAGAATCCCCATTTAGGGACACTTCAGGCGCAAAAGACCCATAACCGCGCTCGCTGCGATCTACTGGACTAGCCGTATTATCTTCTTCAGTCTGGCAGACCTTTATACCTTCCGATGCCTCGGAGCGGGGCGCACTTTCCGTATGAAGAAGTTTTTGGTTAGCCTTTTCAGTCGATTCAGCAGGGATCGGTTGAAGCCCTAATGTCTTAGCTGCTTCCTTTCCGGTGACTTTTGGTTTTTCTGATTCTGAAGATAGCGGTACGTCAATATCGTTATCTTTCAGAAACTCAACGGTGATAGCCCCGTAATAGGGCTTCACGGGTGCAGGCAACAGTACGCCTGACCAATCCTTGTTATCTTTTCTAGAGCTGTTGCATGATTTGCAGGCAACAACCATATCTGTTGGCGTTTCAGCACCCTTGGAGGGGTGCAGATGGTCATAGGTTGCCCCTCGTGCAGATTTCCTGTCTTTCCAATAAACGACACGTCCACACCATCGACAAGCGTCGCCGTCTCGAAGGCGAACAGGCACCGTTAGCGCGGGGTTACGGTTGTCGTTCTTGCGGCGGTTCTCCCAGTCGATCTCTTCCTTTAGCCGCATATGGAATAGTTCAGGATCATCAATAAGCTTATAGGCCGTATTTCCGTCTTTGGAAATCTCTTCAAAGTACCCACAAGCAATAGCTGCCTTTATTAGCTCTTCAGCACGGGTAAAGCCTGCAATGGCGCGAATAGTACCCAATTCGACAATGTAATCAGATTTGTGCGATGCAGACATGGACGCTGCCAGGGCTGCAAATCCGAAAAGCTCCATTTTGAGGCGTTCGTCTGCCTGTGGTAACTCTAATGCCCTGAGAACCACAGGGTGAGACGCTGCTGTGTCTCCAACTCGTAGCCAGGGCATATTTCCTCTTTCAGGGGTGTATTCGTTCTTTTGGTTCGTTCTTTGTACTTATTAAGGTACACAAGCGGTGCGGTTTTTTCAAATTCACGCACCGCTTGCGTCCAATATTTCCATTTTAAACTATCGGGTCTGTACCGATAATGCCTTCAGCTATCGTATCAATCATAACTTGCGAGCTTTCGATAATCTGCGTGCGATTCTTGATTTCGTTTTCTGTAGGCTCTTTCCCCTGCTTGAGCAAGACAATAATATGCCCGCTGAAGTTGAGGTAAATCCGGTTTGCTTCAGACATGGTAATCGGCGACCCGTACAGCGATTCTGCTTTCTTGAGCTTAGCTATATCAGCTATCCCTAACCCGGCGCTTAGCGGCCTTGGCCGTAATTCCCGCGAGTTAAACTCCTTGAGAATTTGGCGGTACGGCCATTCCTGCCACTCTTCAACAGCTGTTCTTACTTCAGCGTTTGCGCCCGCATCTGAGATCAGAGTGAAACTCACAGTTCCTTCGAAGCCCTCTCCCAGCTCAATATCAACAGCGTCTTTCACGTCTTCAGATTCCATAACCTTCACAATGGCAGGAATCCGCTTGAAACTGAAGGCAAAATCTTCTGGCACGCCATCCATTGCCACAATCGGAATGAGCGCGAGCGCGGTTGTTGTTTTGTTTGCTGCGGTTAGGGTTAGTAGTTGTTGGCCGCCGTTGTCTCTGGTTGTGGTTGCGAAGATTAGGTTTTGGTAGCCGTGTAGTTCTTTTTCTTCTTTGGAGGGGTTGCGGGCGATTGGTTTTAGGGCTTCGAGTGCGCCTATGAGTCGGTTTGCTGGTACGGTTATTCTCATTTTTGGTTCTTTCTTGGTTGTGGTGGTTTAGCGGAGGGCTGCTAGTTTTGCGCCTAGCGGGTCATGGATTGCGTGTTTTATGGAGTGCCTTTGTGCTTCTTCGAATGCGTTGCTGTAGTCTTTTTCGGGGTGGGTTGATACTGTCTTGCAGTCGTTGCAGCCCCATACCCAGCCGCCGCCGTAGTATTCTGTTTTTTCGACTTGGGTGTGGTGTGATCGCCATTCGGTTTTGTTTGGTTCAGGGCGGCGCATAAAGCCTCCATGCCATACTTCAGGCTTTTGTACCCATCCGAGCCATGCGAGTACTTTTTCTTTCTCTGCGGGGTGTAGCGAGCGCATTTTTGCGATGCGTTCTTGGAGGGCTGGGAGTTTGACTGCGGTGACTGTTTCGGCTTTGCGCCAATCGTCGAGGGCGGCGTGTGTGTGGGTTTTGATTTTCTTGCGCCCGGCGGCGGGGATTCCGGTTAGGGTGTGGCCGTGTCCTGCTTTGCCTAGTAGACGGTCAATGTCTTTGGCTGGGATGTACAGGGTTCCTTTGACGAATAGGAAGCGTACAGTGTTTTCGAAGTCGCTGTTTACCCATCCGTGTGAGTAGATTTCTTGAACGGCTTCATCGCGGCGGCGTTCACGGAATGCGGGTAGGGTTTGTTCGTTCTTCATTTTCTGGTTTCTCTTTCTTTGGAGGGGTTGCAGGGTGGGTTATGCTTCGTTTTCGATCACGAAATCAGCGAAAATATATTTGGTCATGCCGTGCCAGATGTATACCTGCTGTTCTTTGTGGTTCACTTCGAGCTGTGCAGGTGTGTTCATGGCTTCAACGATGGCGGAGGCGATAGCGTCTGTTCTCTTGTAGGGGTTGTCACCGTTCCAGGTTGCTACTGCTTTGGCTTTTACGGCTGGTTTTTCCCAGGGTTTGGTTTGGATGGTGATTTCTGCTGCGTGAGTCATTTTCGTTCCTTCGTTCTTTCTATTCTTTGGTGGTGTGTAGTGGGAGCATGGTTGCGTCTAGCAGGTCTGCACGTTGGAACCGTCCAATGAGTTCAGTTAGGCAGTTTATGGCCCCTGCTAGTTCGAATGGTTCAACTTCGTTTACTAGCGCATGTTTGATCGAGCCTAGTAGCTGACTGTTGGTTGCATCGGGGTAGATGCGGGTTCCTTCGTTCTCGTTGTTCATGGTGTGTCCTTTCTTAGCGGTGTGCTGCTTTGGAGCGCCCGGTTAGCCGATCAGTGAATGCGGTCATTGCTGACAGGTTGGCTTTGAATACTTCTGCATCTGAGATTTCAGGTACTCTCTCTAGAGTGTCTGCGATGTGTTGCAGGTGGGATTCTGCGAACCTTAGGTTTCCAGAGGGGCCGCAAGCGTGGCGGCCTCCCAGATGCGGGTATAGTCCTTTCGTTGCCCGGTCTCTGAGTGTTCGAGCGGATAGTACGCCGCCTAATAGTTCAGAGGCTTCTTCAGGTGTGTAGACCTTTTCGCCTATTTTCATGCTGCCACCGGCTCCTTTGCTTTAGCATGCTTTTCTGCTTTGGCTGTCATTTCTTCGAGCGCCCATTCTTGAGCATGAGTGTTCTCCCAATGCTCTTTAGCTTCCTGTTGCAGGTTTTGAATCTCTTTGCGGGCTTTAGCCATCGAGCCGTGATATGAGGGGAAAATCGTTTTCTCCCACACACAATGCTTGCAGCTCAACGACATCATGGCGTTAGCCGGTTCGCCGTTCGTACCGCGAACAACGTCTTTCTTCTGAGTGAATGCTGATAACAAGGCTTTCTCCCTAGCTGATTTCGAGAACTTCAGATAGATTCGCTTTCCTTCTTCTATCCGCTTATTGCGGGCTTCAAAATACCCTTTCAATTCTTCTGGATACTCTGGACGCGGTTCAGGTCTTAGCTGTGCAGAAAGCGGCTTCCTTGGAGGCTTCGCCGCCTGAAACTCTTCCTTCGTGATGGTCTTACGCTTTAGCCGTGCCACCCATCGCACGCGGCAACTCTCGCAACCTTGCGTCCACTTGCGGCGATCACCGCCGCATTTCGAACAAACATCCCCGATCATAGTTTGATGCTCCTATTCCCAATAGCTGAGTTCATGTAAGCGCGAGAAGATTTGATGTTTTCCACTCGCTTAGCCTCCCAGGCTTTCAACGTCTTCTGCGTAAAAAGCAAACCTGTACGGTCATCCGTCATAGCGTCTGGAACGAGGCGGTTCTGTACGCGGTTGAACATGCGCTTCACTGTCTGCACCTGGATTCCCAGATGCTCTGCTGCCTGCTCAATCGTTAGCAGGGTTTCCCCCGGATGCTCTGTCCGATATGGGGTCTCAGACGGCAAATGAGCGAATTTGATTGCGTATCCTACAGCCACGGTGCTTGCTCCTTCTTGAACTGCTCCTTCTCTTCAGTGCTATTCCACATGCGGTAATCCCACAGAAGAACCGTTGCCACCGTGAAAAAGATCGTGCCAAACGTTGCGCCGTTCGCAACCATCACACCATTAGCGAGCGCTGAGTATACGGCCCCTACGGCGCATATGATGGCTAGGATTGCTGTTGCTGCTGCGGGGTAGATTTCAAATTTCATTGGTTCGTTCCTTACTTTTCCTTGATGATTTCGATCATCTTTACTAGATGCCCTTCAAGAAGAGTTAGCTTGTAGATTTCTCTTCTCAGGTTGAAAGCCTTATCTTCGAGGTCTTTCTTTTCTTTGATTGCCTCTGAACATTTGGCCTGCGTTTCCTCAAGCTGTTCTTGCAGAGGCCCTAGAATGTCTTTGCCTGTTTCTTTCATCTCTTACGCCTCGCTTCGTATGATTCGCTGAACCATATAGCCCTTGTCGTATGCAGATGCGTTTATGGTTGTTCTTGCTTGGCCGGGGCCTTTCGTCTGAATTGTTACTTGGGTTCCCAGCTTTCCTTGTTCCGCATAATAGTTCTCTATTACTGAACCGGGCGCTTCTTTGCCTGCGATTGTGCGAACACGTTCGTAGATTGACTTTGCCATTTCGTTCTTTCCTTAGTTCACTGCTTCGAAATCGTCTTGTGTTACTTCTTTGGCTGTCAGTACCGCTTTCGCGTAGGTTTTGAGTGTTTCCATTACCTCTTGCTCCATTGAGTGTTTGGTTTCTTCGTTCTCAATGGCGGGCATGGCTTGAGCGATTTTGTTCACGCGGTAGCTGACCTCGTTGAATTTTCTGACCGCTTCGCGTGCAGCCTCGCTCATGTCTTTTATGAAGACTATCGGCATTTCTTCCATTTCGTTCTTTCCTTTCTTCTGTACCTGTTTAGGTACGTTGCGGGCATATTTTTTATTCTGGCTGCTCAATGCCTACCCATAGGGTGGTGATTGGCACATCGAGCCATACGGCAACCTTTGCGAGCTGATCCACCTTCAGGGGGGTTTTGCCGTTCCTTAGGTTGGATGCCTGTTGAGCTGTTACACCTAACAGGGCTGCGAGTTCCTTCACTTTCTTCTTGCGCATTCCCATGTATGCGCGGATAGCTTCAGAGATTCGCTCTGTCACCTGCATATCTTTATTTTTTTTTGCTTCCATGTTTTAGACTATATACCCATTTGGGGACGCTTTGCAAATTTTCCCGTAATATTTATTTGCAATGAGAGTTTTTTAGAGTTATGGTTTAGATATGGGACAGACAGCAAAACCTAAACCAACCACATTTACAACCGCTGTTCACGCCGCGCTGCGTGATGAAGTCGAAAAGCGCGATTGGTCTTTTCGCCGCCTTGCTGAAGAGTCAGGGATCGGAAAGAACCGCATCTCGCGTACTGTGTCGAGAGACGAAACGCCGCTTGACGTGAACGAGCTTGACTCCATCTGCTCTGCACTAAGAGTTTCACCTCTTAGCATCTTGCGGGCGGCGCAAGACCTCCTTGATACATCTCTATTGGCTACTGCGTAAGAACAAAGAAGAAAGCCGCCGCTCCTACCGTTGCATATAGGGGCGGCGGCTTTCTTGCCACATGAGAACCGTTTAATCAGAAGATCTAGTTTACTGATTTACATCATCAAGTCTAACAGTTTCACACAGTGTAACGAATGATGACCGCGTCACCATATCAGCGTATTTTCAACGGGCGCGAGCGCGGGATATGTCTTTAGTTCGTTGTGTTTGCGGGGTTCCCTATTTAGGGGCGGGCTGGGAGGGGTTTTCAAGTCCCCCCTCGCGCACTATAAAAACACTAGTCAGAGCGTTTTTATCTCCCTGTTGATGACACGGTACGGCTTTTTGATGACAGGCAGATAGGTTATAGCTATGGCTACTGTTAGAAAGAGAATAAGGAAAGATGGCACCGTGGCTTTTGCGGTGACATGGCGTGAAGGTGGAAAGCAAACTTCACGGACGTTCGAGCTTGAAAGCGATGCTAGGATGCTCGCTGATTTTTTGAGTGCGAACAATAATTCATTTACGCAAGCTGCGGCTGCGGCCAGCACGGTTATTAGCAGATTCCCTTCTGTTGATGACACGGTACGGCGGCATATTGAGTCTCTTACCTCTGTTACAGCGGGCACGAGAGAGAAGTATAGCCGCATCCATGATCGGCATATTATGCCTGTCTTAGGTGGCATCTCCATTGACAAGCTACGGCGTGAAGACGTGGTGAGATGGTTCAATGCGCTAGGGTTATCTGCTAAGACTAAGAAGAATATCCACTCGCTACTATCTGCTGCTCTATCATCTGCTGTGCGAGAGGGGCTTATCGAAAGTAACCCGGCGGCGGGGATTCGAGCTGAAAGGGAGCTGCCAAAGAAAGCACCGGTCTTCCTGACACGCGAGCAATTCGAGCTGATCGCCTCTGCTATTGATTTCCGCTACTCATTGTTTGTGCGATTCCTTGAAGGTACCGGCCTGCGGTTTGGTGAAGCCACCGCACTTACATGGAGTGATATTGACCTGCGGCGCGAGAACGGCATTATCAAGGTAACAAAGTCCATCCAGGCGGGCGCGGGCGGCGGGTACAAGATTGCACCACCCAAAACAAAAGCAGGCAGGCGAACAGTCACTATGCAGCGAGCGCTTACGGAGGCTATGCGTGGTTGTATGGTTGATTCTGCGGCTGGGGCGGGTGATCTTGTGTTTCAGTCGCCGTTTGGTGGGATTTTGGGGAATGGTTTTTTTCATCGGCGGGTGTGGATTCCGTGCATGGATGAAGTGGAGAGTGAGTTAGGTGTTCGCCCGCGTGTGCATGATTTGAGACATACTCATGCTTCGCGGTTGATTGAGGCGGGGGTTCCTTTGCCTGTGATTCAGGTTCGTTTAGGGCATGAGTCTATTACTACTACGGTGGGTACGTATGGGCATTTGGCGGTTGATGCTGATTTGCGGGCGGTTGAGCTTTTGGGGTGATAGCGCCCCTGTTTGTTCTTTTGTTACGTTTTATTACGTTCCCTAATTAGGTACATTCGCTATAAGTGGCTTATAGTGTTTTGTGTAAGCTGGGCTGGCTCGAAAGGCCCTACTTAAGAAAGAACGAAATCATGAAAAAGCACCATTACCAGATCTTGAGCACGGTTGAGTTTCACCAAGATTCGACTAAGGTTTGGCTCTCGCACTTTACCACTGATATTGACCCTTCAGAGGTTGAGAATAATAAGCCTGTCTTTGACGCTATCGACGCTTTCATGGGCAAAGAAGAAAATAGCGTTACACTTCCTGACTCCCTTGAATTTGATTCATCTGATTATTGGGAGGCCGTAGCAGAAGCCCATGACGAGATCATGGAACGACTGTACACGCATCTGAAGAAACAACTTGCGACGATTACCCCCGATGGGTGGCGGCCATATTTCGAACCGGGTAACCCTGGCCGCGTGTATATCAATGGTACCCCGCATGATGTGCAGGGTTTCCGTATTCGCACCGTTCCAGGTTTCAATTCAGGAAAGTAAGGGAAAAAATGGAAGAGATCGAAGGCTTTCAGACCAAAGCGGCTAGACTCGTCAAAGACGCTCTCATGTACATTGTCAGTGTCGAGTTTCCAGACCATACTTTGCGAAGGCTAACTATTGAGAATCAAGGCCGCGAGCGCGCTAAAGCAGAGATCATGGCGGTCAATGATGAAGAGATCGTGTTTGCTACGATTTACGCTCATTTCAAGAAAAATAAGCGATGGATTGACCATTGGGAAATGCGAGACGTTATCTATAGCAAACGGCACCTGAAGGACTAAGTAATATGCTTCGCCGCCCGGCTTATGGGTAGAGGCCGGGCGGCGCTGTACAACCAGGAAAGGAAAATAAGAAATGTCAGACAACTTTTTACGACTCGTGCGATACGGGGCCGATGAAGCTATGGTGACTCGCAACGCCAAATCCTTTGCGCTGATCCGTGAGACTTCACGCAAAAGCGGCGAATACATCGCCCTCGACTACAACCTAGCGAACATGCCCGGCCTCGACAACGACAAGAAGAAGTTAGGCGGCGTGGACGCTCCCAAACTGACCGGCGCAACGATGCATAAGGTATTCGAAAAGATCAAGGCAGCTTATGGGGATGATGACTAATGAGCAAAACACGTATAGCATTCGGCCTGAATGCCCTGGCAGAACATCTAGGCACAAGCAAACAGAATCTCTATCAGCTTGTCGCCAAGCATCAGCCACCGCATAGCGTCGAAATACAGGCAGGCAACAAAACCATCAAAGGCTACGATAAAGACGCTCTGAAAGAATGGTACGACAACCTGCCAGGCAGAATAACCGCCGCAACAAAAGCAGGCAACAAAACCTACCAGGTGAAGGCGTGATCGAATGGCTATATATACATTGCACTCACTTAACTTTTCTGCACTAGAAATCCATAGAGACGGTGAACTAGTTGCCACTATGGAAGGTAAAGGCAGTTTTTTTCTACGAACGCGACAATGGACGGCAACCGATAATAAAGGGCAGACTGTAACAAGTGGTCGTTCTATCTATGAATGCATAAAAAACTATGCGGCGACACACGGAGATGACAGGATAAAGGAAATTCCGTATACGCATGGTTCACGGGCTACATTCGAAACTATCGACGAGTTGAAAGGATAAAATGTTATGGAGCTTGAACCTTCACAGATAAAATTTCTGCCCTCACCTGATGGCAGTTTCCCAGAGGCTACATATGAGTTCTCTGTATTCGTCAAGATCGTTGAAAAAGTTGATGGCTATGTGCTCTCTTGGAAGTTCCCGCCTGAGTTTCCCCCGGAGGGTTTTTCCTTCTTTGAGCAGATTCCTTTTTACGCTAGGTTTTCCCACTCTATTATTGATTATCTCGAAGTGATTCTGAATCAGATCGGTCTTGAGATTATCTCGTATAAGAAATGTGAAAGTGGTGGCTGGATGCTTCGTGTATCTAGTTCTGCAACTACTCTGAGCAAACGAGACTTTTGCCGGATTATTGGTTGTCCTAACTAACCAGATTAGATAAAAAGATATTCGCCCCTCCCAGTGTTTGGGAGGGGCGAATATTTTTGCTGTTTTACGGCTGCTGTGGTGCATCCGGGGTGGAAGTCTTAGGGTAGTCTTCAGCAGGTACTACCCACCCGATACCGGGAATATATACTTCATCCTTCGAGCGCTGGCCGGGCGGGTTCGACTCGAACCGGGCCGCGTCCACATCTTCATGCTTAGGCTGTTCAGCAGGGGCGATAGCTGAGAGTTTGCCACTGTTGCGGTACTCTTCGAAAGCTGCACGAGAGCCGCCCGCCTCGACGGGCGCAGGCTCATTCTTGGAATCTCCCACCACACCACGGGCGGCGGCCTCCATCGCATCGGTGAAGGTCAGCTTATCTCCGGGTGACTGTCGCCCGCCAATGAGCGCGCCTACAGCAGAGAGCAGGATAAAGAGAGTGTTCTTGATTTCTTCAGGCAAACGGATGTCTGCCAGTTCAAGGCCGTATGCGATAAGAACAACGATGCTTGATGCGATTGCGGTACCGATGGTTGCGCCCTTGGTTACGCCGCCTACATAACGGGTTTCGTTCATTAGTTTACCTCTGCTTTCAGGTTGGTCTTTGCTAGGGTCTCTTCGAGGGCTGCTACTACGATTGCCTTCAGGTCTTCACCCGATGCATTAACAATCGCAGTACCCCCCTCTGCGGCGGGGCGGGCGTGAATCTCGTTCACCTTTGCCCGCAATTCCTGAAACTCGCGGTTTAGCTGTCCCTGATTAGAGACACCTTGAATACCATAAGCCCATGATTCAGCTGCACGAGCTGAGTTTCGCATCCAGTTAGCGAGTGTCGAATCGCGGTTGATGCCATCGCGGCCAGGCTGCGAATAGCTGATAACGTAGTCGAGCTTATCGTTCAAGCTCTTCAGCTGATTGTTCAGCTGGTTAAACTGTGCTTCAGACAAGTCAAAGTCTCCATTCTGGATAGAATTACTGATTTCTTGCGCGGTATTGGCGATTCCCTGGAACACCTTCAGAGCGCGGTTGTAGATGTCCGTCTTGGAATAGGTTCCAGGGCATTCAGTAGCGAACCATTCCCGATGCTCTGTCAAAGGCAAAATACCGAATGTCTTCCAACAATCGGCGACACGCTCTGCCACAGTCTGCAAATCCCCCGCGCTCATACGAGGGTTGCACTCGAACGTAATTGACTGTGCATTTCCTTTGGCGTTGCCATTTGCCCATGCAGCGGCGGAATGATCAACAATCACGCCTACAATGCCATCCGAAATAACCTCATGCGCCGATGTACTCACCGATGGGCTATCACAGAAGAACCACATGACCTGCTCCCAGGTCTGCTGCCACTCAGGCTTACCCCACCAATGCAAGGTAATATTCGTGATCGTTCGAGGATACCCGAATGTTGCCTGCACGCGGTTACCCGGCGTGAAATTCTTCGCATCACGATTTGTCACGAGCTGATATGACAAAGGCGAACCTCCTTTCTAATCATCTTCAGAAAACCAAACACACAGCGAGCGCGGTTAGTGTTGCTGTTGTGTGTTTGGTTTGTTTGTTTGGTGTGTCTGTTATGGGGCGGGCGGGCCTTTGTTTGGGTCTACTCCTTCGTGCTGGCCTGGTACGGGTATTTCTTGTGACCATTGAAGTAGGGCTTGGATGTAGCCGTCTAGGGCTGCTGGGATTGGCGGCGCGGGCGGGGGTTGCCGCTGGTTGATGTGCGACGTTAGCAAGACAAGGTGTGACATGGCCATCGAGAGAGCAAGTCGGGCGCGATCCTGTCTCTTGTATGCTTCTGATTGGATTGCCCGTGTGTCTCGCTCCATCTTTTTTGCGGCTTCTTCCATCTTTTCGATGCGGGCGTATAGTTCGTTATTTTGGTCTCTAAGTGAGTTTAGGCTTTCGATGGTGCTGTCGAGTTTTGCTTTTGCTTTGCCTGCGGTGGTTTCCTCGTGCTTGCCGAACCATGAGAAGAAGGCGGTTAGCACGGTTCCTAACAGTGCGCCGATGATGCCGTATAGTGCTTCAGGTGTGTTTAGTGGTGGGAGATTCGTTTTCAGTTCACCTCCTTATGCTTCTAGCCGTTTGATGGCTTGAGCGATTGTGTCTGCGAATGCTTCACGGGCGGCACCTATCGGGTGGGTTAGCGCACCGGTGGTTTCTTTGACTGTTACGCCTTTTTGGTTCCAAAAGCCGGGTTCAATATCCCAGCCATCGCCGCCGAAATATTCGGGGTGCACGGTTCTGAAATCGGCGAACACATCCGCACCTAGTGAAGCTAGGTTCGCGCTGTCGCGGCAATATGCATCGAATGCAAGCATGTTCTGGTTTGCGGTTTTTACGATGGTTTCCCCATCGGGTGAAGTTTTTCCATCGGAGGGGATGGAGCCACAGAGAACGACTTTATCGAATCCTTTACCGTATTTTTCTTTGACGATCAGGTTTGCTGCTGCGATGTAGCGGCGGGTGAGTTCGACTAGTTTTGCGGTTGGCCAGGGCGCGCCGGGTTTCTCGAACGTCTGGTTCCTGGTTTCGCCGCATACCAGAATGTTCTTCTTATTTGGGTTGAAGTGTGGCAGGATTTTTGAGACGGCCTCAACCATGACTGCCCATGATATGCCCGCTATAGCGACGTTTGCGGCGGTCATATTCTTCTCAGATACGAGGGCTGCGAAGTTGCCTATCTTCTGGATACCGTTGTACGTCCATTCCGCATAGTATGAGTTCGCATCAACGATCAGGTTTGCACCGTCGAGACTGAATTTCTGCTGTTGTTCTTCAGCTGCGGCTTGGATGATTCGCGGCTGTGTCAGTGGCAGAAGTAGAGCGTGACTCATGGTTTATCCTTTCCCGGCCATTTGGCGGATGGTAAGGTTACCCCATCTCCAACCGTATATTTCCACCGGATCATTCGCACCGTATTTGTTCATCCAACAACGGAATGCGCAAATAGGTTCACGGGTGTTGTCTTTGCGAACAACAGAATATCGTACAACGCCATCGAGGCGGCGCAATTCGATACCCTTATCGCCTTCCTTCACGGGTACTTCTGTCGCCCCGTAGCTAGACATGTACGCACCAGAGGTTGCGGGAGCAAACGACGATAAAGCCCATACTTTCTGCCCTTCTTTTTCTTTGACTACCACCGTGGCTTTCGCCGCGCCTATGCCCTGCTCCCAGCCGGTGCGTATCGTGTCCTTGTTTTCGATATGGCCTTCACCATCGAAAGAGATAAGCACGGCGGCCCCGTCTTTCGACAGGGAGCCGTTGAGGGTTTGCAGCTTTTGATTTCCCAATTTCATACGACTAGGGTCGCCCTCAGCAAATTCTTCACCATTCACAGAGTTATGGGCATACTCAAAGGCTACAGCCTTACCGGTTTTATCCTTGAAAGCTGTTTTCATGGGGAATCCGCCGTTAGCGGTTGGCAGAAAAAACGCCTTGAGAACTTTAGCTTCCTGGCCTTTCACCCACCCGCCATGCGCTGCCGCATAGCTTAGCTCTGAGAGCGGCATTTCAGTTTCGCTATCTGCGGCTTGGTAGCGCGAGTATGACCATGCTGATTTACCGGCGGGGTTCACGGCTCGCACCTGATAGATGCCACGCATACCCGCCGCCGCGTCAAATTCATACGAGGTGCCTGTGACACTCACAGGGTTAGCGCCGTCGATAGAGACTTCATAGCTTATTGCGCCTGGCACTGCCTGCCAGGTTGCTGTTGTCATTGCCATCTCTTACACTCTCTCCTAGCCGATACCAGGGGCAGCCGGGCGGCCTCCTGCTGCTACCTGCTCATTAGCCACATAGCCTAGCGTGATGCCTTGTCCTTCAGGCTTGACGAAAATCAGTAGGCCAGGGGCAGACGGTGCAGCGCCGGTTGATGTTTTCCAGGTGATACCCGCCGGGTGCGAAACCACAGCGGTTGTATAGATTGCCTGCACCGGCGCATTAGTCAGCTCATACGTTCCAGAGCTAATAGTTTTGATTGGCGGTGTGGTAGCATCCACACCATCGCGGCCAGGGTTACCCGGATCGCCTTTAGGGCCAGGTTCGCCCTTTGGGCCAGCCGGGCCGGGGATACCCTGTTCTCCTTTAGGGCCAGGTGTACCAGGCTGCCCGCCGCCCGCATTAGGCTGCTTCGCAAGCTCGCTCTTAACAGCAGACTCAACAGCCGGGGTAAGGCTCTGCACGAGTTCATCTGCAAGCACAGCACGAGCAACCGTGCGAGCTTCACGTTTCACCCCCTCAAGAGGCTTACCGTAAAGCTCCTTCTCCTCATTAACGAGGGCTACACTCTGCAAAGCTGCCATATTCTCAGACATGATCTTTTCCTACTCTCCCTTAATAACAGCAATCGAAGCCGCGAGCGCGGTTAGTTGTTCCTGTGGTGCGTTGAGGGCTTTGAGTGCTGTGTATTGGGTTTCTAGAATTTTGAGGTTTTCGAGGTATGCGTTTAGTTCGCCTTTGGCCCATGCGATTTGTAGGTTCCACAACCAGGCTGCGGGGATTGTGTCGTATGGGTTGGTTTCGTTTGCGCCGCGTTCGCTGATGGTGTCGTTGGTTAGGTAGAGGTTTCCAACGTTGAGTTTTTCGGCTTTGCGCAGGATTTTGACGGCTTGGTCGAAGCTGGTTACATCGTGGATGCAGTGCCAGAATTTTTGTCGCGGCTGCCCGGCGTAGTAGTTTTCTTGGAGCCATGTTGAGGCTTCATAGAAGGCGGCTTCGCGTTCAAAGGTCATGAGGTAATCGGCTGTTTCGAGCATACCTTCAGCGGTGAGTGTGCCAGGGTTTGCGACTACTAGACCGGCGGGGAATAGTTTCTTCAGGCGGGCGCGCAACTCAGTGTAGTAGGCGATTTTGGGGGCTTGTTCGTCTTTGCCGTGGACGGCTTCATCTAAGAAGAAGTCTTCCACGCCGAACCAATCATGATAGTTGCGGGCTTGTGCGATAACACTATCGAGGGATTCTTCACCGTATTTGGTACGAATGTAGCCCATTGCTTTTTGCCCGTATTCATCACGGTTGATTTTGAGCTGGTTTGCAAAGTTTGTGTGCGAATCGGAGCCGGGGCCTTCGCCGGGGCCTGAAGCCGGGTTGATAATAACGAAGGGGATTACGTCTGCTGCTTCAGCGAGCGCCTGCCATTTGGAGCCTTCAGCTTGGTTGCGTAGCCAGTGATCGGCGTAAAAATATGAGGGTACGAAGATAGCACGGTTTCGGGCGCGGTAGTGTGCCTGTTTGGCGGCGATGCTGATTGCTTCTTGGACGTTACCGGCGGGGGTTTCAGTGGTAGGAGCGGCGGCGATGCTTACGTGTTTCAGCGCGCTGTTTACGACTTCTGCGGTGATAATTGCGCCTTCATTTTGTACCACTGTTTTTGCTTCTTCGCGGGCAATTTGGCGTATCTGATCGGTCATAGGCTTTCCTAGTCTGTTTCGATGCTGAGGGTTGCGGTGCCATCGCCGTTAGGGGTGATGCGGATGCGTTCTGCCTTAGCGGCGGGGGCTGGCACGAAGGCGTTGTTTGCTGGATGCGGTGCATATATGGCGGTTAGGTCTAGAGTCTGCCCAGCCTGTACCGTGATCATGCGAGATGGCAACGGTACGGGGGTACCGGCGCTATCTCGAAGATTCGGGTACACCTCATAGGTTGCTTTGCCGTCTTTAGCTTCAGGTGAGATTGTCAAGGTTATACCAGGTTCGCTTGTGGTGATTCCTGAAGCCTGCCAGTCTTCTACGATTTCGCCGTCTTGGAGGCGGGCGGCGATTTTTGCACCCCAAAAGAAGCTACCGTTTGCGGCAAATTCTTCTACTGCACGGAATTTGATTTCACCGTGCAGCGGTTCGTTTTTGCCGTTCACGGTTCGAGGGGTGACAAATTTTCCGATGACACGGGCTGTTTTAGTCATTGTGGGTTTCCTCGCTGGTTTCATCTGAATGAGCTTTCGGTTCGTCGAGGGCGATAACGCCTAGCTGTAGTTTCGCGTCTAGTAGTGCGTCTCGAAGCTGTGCGTTTTCTTCAGCTAGGTAGATGCATTTAGCTTGGAGCTGCTGTAGGGTGAGTTCCATTGTGTGCCTTTCTTATTTGTCACGGCGTAGGGGCAAAACAATAATGTCGATCCAACAGTCCACGGCCTGTACACGGCTCGCGTTGTTTACAACGAGCTTGCACCTTGATTCGGTTACATCTGTCACGGTGGCAATGAGAGCGTATCCTGTGACAGGTTGAGCAATAATGTACGGGCGCTGTTCAAGACGTGTTGGATAGGTTACGTTCCATTCGTTCCATCCACCCGCGTTTACAGCGAATGGGCCAACAGGGATATGGAAGAAATTCTCTGTCTGCGTGAACAGGCCGTTCAGTCGCATGTTGCCGCGAACACGGAGGGCTTCAGAGATTGTCACGCCGCCGTTATTATCAACTGCTAGACCCTTGATTAGCCCGTTTCGATCACCTTCATTACGCATACCAAAGCTAAACCACCCTGAAGGGTGCATGTGAATAACACCGTTTGGGCTGCTGCCTGTTACCTCATGGGGGCGCATCTCGATAATAGATGAAACGGAATCCGTAGGGCCTTCAGGTTCAGTAGTCCAGATTTTCACGCCAGGGCGGCCTTCACGGGCTGTACGGAGAGTGCCAATGAAGTAGTTATCCTTACCTATTGCGTCGATCTTGACTTGCTGCAACCCGTTAGCGTCGAAAGCTTGAATACCCTCTGCATTGATTTTCACACCGCGATCATGTGCAGTAGAGGTTTGCAGCAGACCGGATGTGATGATTTGGGATGCCAGCTGCTCAACCTGAATCTTCTTCGCAATAAGTTCAGGTGTAACAATATTCTCGATCACGGTTGCACGCTGAAGAACCGCTTCTTCAGTGACTACAAGTTTCTTAGTCTCAGCTGACATGGCGCTAACAATCTCAGCGGCCAGCCGCTCAGTCACATTCAACTGCCTAACATCGAGGGTGCCAGGCACGATAAGATCACGGCCATTGAACGGCGGGCTGGTTAGCTTCTTGATACCTGCGATAGCGGCTTCAGCTATCTTATCGTCCGAAATAGCCTGACCGCCGTTCCCGCCGCCGTTCTCAATAGCACGAATCCTAGACTCAGCATCCGCGAGCGCGGTTTCTGTGTTTTTTATGGATTGTTTGGCTGCTTCAACGATTTTTGTTGCTTCGTTTAGGCGTTCGTTGTATTTGGCTATTGTGTCGCCGTTCCAGGTGTATTTTTGTCCGTTAGTTGTGTAATATGTTACACCTTCGCCTGGTTGTGCGACTTTTAGGCCGTGCGGAACGGATGCGGGGGTTCGTAGTTGCTGCACGAGGTGGCGGAGTGTGTCGCCGGGGTTTGTTGGTCTTTGGTCTACGTAGCCTACCATTGTGCCGCCTGGAAGTCGATAGTGATTTTTCCGTCTAAAGAGCCGTTTAATTTGATGATGCGCATGCGTCGTGTGCCGTCTGGTATGGAGAACCACCCTGCGGTTGTGACTGTTGCAACGTCTCCAACGTGGAAGCTGCCTAGTGGTGTTTTGGGGTTATCCGCTAGAAATGATAGCGTTACCTGGTCTGTCATTACCTGTCTGGATCGTAACGCACCCCATGCCTTCTGTGTCAGCTGTGTTATCTCTGATTGGTCTGAGTCTGTGATGACGGCTTCAAGGAATGGTGCACGGTGCTTGAAGACGCTGGTTAGGTCTTCTGCTATGCCGATTGCTTTTCCTTCGCCTTCACCTGATCCGGTGCACCATACACGATGAACAATGTCTTTTCCGGTTGAGTTGATGGAAACATCTTCGATTAGCCCTTGCGGTACGGTGGTATCAAAATCTGGCACCCATGTTTGGGGGATGAAGGGGTAGGTTTCGCCGCCGTGGCAGAAGTTCCATTCAATTTTTGTGTGCTGTTCATTGGCCCATGCAGGGCGGATCATGATGTCTGGGCCGCCGATGACTTCAGAGAGTTCTTTCCAGCGTTTGCCGATCATGTTGTTTGAGACGTTCCATTTTTCATAGGTTCGTTCTCGCTGGCCTGTGTCGCCTGGTATTTCTTTATGGCGGATGGGGAAATAGCCGCCGGGGCGATCCATTGCGTGCTTGCATAGCTCCCAGGCGATGTTTCCTAGCGTGGTGCCACGATATTCTAGATGCTCCCAGATGGTGCGGTTCTCGAATATCTCACGGATACCCTTTACTTTCAGCTCTAGCGTGTGCAGGGTTTCTTTTCCCCAATCCTGTACATACCCGGCGATAATGGGGTGTTCTGCCCCGTCTGCTGCGGTATGGGTGAGTAGTACGCCGCCCTGCGGTGGTGTGTACCATTCAAAGGATTTGGTCTTCAGGTCTTTTTTCTGCACGGTGAAGGATAGTTCTTCAACACCGTTGAGGGGGATAGTGAAAGAGCCGCCGCTTTCCGGTTCGATTGGTGCTCCAATGTCGCCGGTGCTGAGATTCAAGAAATAAAATTTGAAAGCCATAATTCGGCGGCTCCTTCCTTGGTTTTTATTCGGATGCAACACCCATATCAACGATGGTGAATTGGTCGCCTGCATAGCGGCGTTCTGTGCCACCACGTACACGCCAATACCTAAACCCCCAAATGTGGGAGACAACGTAATGGATTTTGTGCAGGCCAGGCTTGACCGTCCAGACGCGGGCAACATCCCTCGTATCGAAGACGTTGTTAAACTCGCGCTCTCGACAGAAAATCAGCTGATCATCTAAATACACGTCATACCGTACAACACCCTGATCTGCGGTTGTTGCGCTCTCCCACTGGCCAGGTTTACCATTTGCCACCGTGGATGAAATGCGGATGTCGATGTTACGGTCTGTGGGTACGAAGAATGTTCCCGCGCCGCGCTTGAAGCTGCCCTGATCTCGTGTTACGTCGTCTTCGTGATAATGGCGGTGCAAGATACCGAGCGAGCCTCCTACCGGGCGGGAATACACCGGGTTTCCCGATTCTGGGATAGCAGAGGTGGCAGACACGCCGGGGCGCATCTCGCGTTTGGAGAGCATGACCGCACCTTGAGGGACAGCCTGGCCAATCTTTACCACCGCTGAGTTATTTCCGTCCGTTGCAGGCTGGTTCTGTTGTACATAGATGTAGTCTGTACGGCTCGCACCCGGTGTTGTTGGTCGCGTGTTGATGGTCTGCTCTTGCACGGGGATACGGACGGCGCGGCCTTTGGCCAGATGCGCAACCACTGCCCCGGCGTTCACCTTCCACGCAAGCGTCGAGGTGCCTTCCACCGTGCAGCCGTTGATAATGCCCGCCTCTGGATATTCAGCGGCTGTAATGGCCTGAATATCTTCAGGTGTGGTACCCACACCCTCCTTAGTGTTCGCTATACCGAATCCTGTAGCCATGAGGTCTCCTAAATGTATGTATCCGAAAAGTTCACATCAACCCACCCGCTAGATGGCGCGAGCGCTTCCACTGCTACTGTGAAGGGTGAGTTCGCGGGCGCGATGTGCCATTGGCGGCGGGTGAGTTCTGCTGTTTGGTCTGAACCGCCGATGATGATTGTTCCTTTACCGCAATCTATGGTTGCGGGGTTTGCGGCTTCGATAGCGTAGGGGTATTCGATAATGCGGTCGCCTGCGGTTATTCTGAAGCCGCTGGCCCAATCGCCTTGCACAACATAGATGGGGTTTGCATCCGCGTTTCCCTTATGCTGTATGGTGCCTGCCTGCGGTGGTTTTTCGCCGAAAGATAAAACACCTGAAGGGGCGGGCGCGAAGAGCGGGAATCTTAGCCCGGTGCCTGTATCTGCGGGGAATAGCTGATAGACGCGAGGCGGGGATTTGAGGAACGGATCGGGGGCTACGAGTGGAACCTCAAACTCGACGGCGGAATCACCGAGCAGGGTTGTTTTCGGCGCGCCGTCGAGGCGAACACGGGCAGTTAGCACTAAGCCGTTGTCTGTTGCCACGGTGAGAGAGCCTAGCCCGCCATCCCAGACTAGACCTGAGATGAAGCGGGCGGCTATTTCGCGGGCTTCCATACCGGGCATGTTTAGCGCGCCTTTGAGGGTGATTGTTCGAGCGGAACGGCGGGCGGGTGCAGATAGGAAGCCATGCCCAATTTTTCGTTGAGCATCGGAGTTTTCTACCCCTACGCCGCCGTACCATCCTTCTATGTCTGTTACCCAAAATTCGCCGTCCTCTGAAGGCGCTTCATAGGTGCTCATAATGAGATTCCCATGAGCGCCTTCTAGAGTGACTTCATAACGCATTACACTAAGATGCCTTCCATTTGATGGGCGAATGCTTCGCCGAATCGTTTTCCGAAACGGTCAGGGTCCATGTCTTCATGCCCCTTGACATTTACGGTGATTCCTGATTTCTGGCCGTATCCAACGCCGGGGCGTGCAGAGAAGCTACTCGACGGCGAAATCGGTTTGATGTTGCCGTGTGCACCGGATAGGTTCACGCGCCCGTCGATTTCGTCAAGCACGAACACGTCTGCCAGCTCACTCATGCCGTCTTGTGCAGCATCAACAATCGCGCCGGTCAGGTCATGGACTGAATCAACAACCATGTTCGCGTTCTTGCTGATGCCTTCTGCTAGACCGGCGGGAATCCACTTACCCACCTGATCACGCATGACACGAGACGGAGAGTGAATACCTAGCGGGCCTTTCACCCAATCAGGCAGGCCAGAGGCGATGTTCTTCACAGCATCCATAACCGCGCCTGCGGCTCCCTTGATACCGTTCACAAGACCGTTGATGATGTCCGTGCCAATCTGAGTAACCCTTCCAGGTAGGCTAGTCAAAATATTTATGATGTCTGTGCCTAGCTGTTGGAAGAAGTTCTTCACGGAATTTACGCCGTTTTCTATACCGCTTTTAATACCGTTCCAGATTCCCTCAAAGATGCTCTTAATGCCGTTCCAGACAGCCTCCCAGATCGCTTTGATCAGATTGAGAACGTTCTCGATAATTGCCTTGACGATGTTGATCGCACCTTCTACAACGCCTTTGATCACGTCCCAAACACCTTTGAGAATGTTCTTGATTCCCTCCCAGACCATCTGCCAATCGCCCTTGATCACACCGGTAATAACCTGAATGATGCCCTGGACGATAGTTAGCGCGCCTTGGATGATAGGCACAATTGCCTGGAAGACAACCGTGACAATATTCAAGATCGCCTGGATGGTAGGTATTAGAATTTCTAGAATGGTCTGCACGAGGGGCAGAATCGCTTCGATAATCGACAGGAACATCGGAATGAACGTCGAAATCACAAGAGCGACAAGAGGAACAATCGCTACCGCAATGCCTGCAATAACTCCCACAAGCTGCGTGAACAACGGCATGAGAGCCGTAAGAACATTCGAAGCCAAATCCAAAAGCACGCCCGCAAGCTGCCCAATCATAGGAAGAATTGGCGCGAGCGCGGTACCGATTTGAACGAATGCTTCTGCGAACTGTGGTATCAGTGTTAGAAGCGCGCCGCCTAACTCTATGAATGCCGGTAGTAGCTGCCCTATGATTTGTTCAACAACAGGGGCGAAGGCGGTTATTATGTTTGCGCCAAATTCAACAAACATGGGTATGAGCTGTTGAATTATAGGCAGTAGCGCCATGAACTGCGTAGAGATGTTCTCGAAGAATTGCGTGAACACTGGCCCGAGGTTAGCGAAGGTCGCTTGCAGCACCTCGAACACCCGCTGTATCACGGGTAGTACCGCGTTGAACGAGTTCACAAGTAATGTGCCTACGGCATTACCTAGCCGTGAGAGTGGTTCCATGATGGCAGGCACCACGGGGGCGATGCCCTGCAATAGTCTTGAGAATGCGTTCCCTAGAGATTCAATCGCTGGGCCGATCTGCGCAATAGCTGGTTGCAGCGTTGTTATCAGATCGTTTCCGAATGCAGCGAGCGCGGTACCGATGGCTTGCAGTACTGGTTGTATTGCTGCCATGAGGTTTGCCCATATTTGGCGGCCTGCTTCTGTTTGGGTGAAGAAGACGGCTAGGGCTGCTGCGGCTGCTGCGATTCCTGCGAGTATGAAGGTGAAGGGGTTCGCCCTGATTGCTGCGGTGAGTGCGCCTATTGCGGTGCCTGTTGCGGATGTTGCGACTTTGAAGACGGTTACACCTGCTGCGGCGGCGCGGGCGGCTAGGTCGTAGGCTTTGAAGGCGATGGAGCCTGCTTGTGCTGATTTGCCTAGCTCTGCGATTTCTGCTGCGGTGCCTGCACCGCCTGCCATGAGCTTCCATCCTTCAGCGAGGTTCTTTACCGCGCCTACGGTTCCTGTTACCGCGTCTGTTGCTGTTTTCCATCCGTCGAGGGCGGATTTTCCGATGCTTATTCCTGTTGCCACGCTCTTGTAGGCTATAGCTATGCCGCCTACGGTTGCGATCAGTGCTGTTACCGCGCCTTGATGTGCGTTCATGAGCTGGGAGAGCTGGAACAGGGCAGTGGATACGCCTTCAAGGATGGTGATTAGTGCACTGAATGCGGCTTCTAGCCCTGAACCGCCTACGGAGCCGCTGAGGTTTAGAATGGAGTCTACGAGGGGCAGGAATGCTGTTGCTAATGCGCCGATGACTCGAATCAGGTTTAGCCCAATGCCTGCGAATGAGTGCAGTACGACGGGCAGGTTTGATCCGAGTACTTCGCCAATTCTGCGGGCAGCGTCGATAATGCTTGTGCCATGCCCTGAGAATGCGCCGCCGAGCCGTGTTAGCTCTTCCTTGATAAGCCCTGCTGTGACTGCGAATGCGGTTCCTACCCACGGGGGTATCGCGTTCACGAAGGCTTCACGGAATGCTGTTGCAGCCTGCACGGCGGTATCGAATCCTGCTTTGACGGCTGGGCCGATAGCACGGGCGGCGTTGCCTGCAAGAGAAACGAGGCTTTCGAGCGCGGTACCGAGCTGTGTACCAATTACTTTGCCGAATGCCTCTACTGGTTTCATCCAATCCTGGAAGGCCAGGAAGAATTTCGTAAGCTGCGGGTAAATGCCCTGTAGGACGTTAGCGCCGAAACGGCCCATCGCGGCTTGTGCGTTAGCGAATGCGCCGGGTAAGGTTTTGCCCATTTCGTCTGCAACTGTACCGGATGCTTTAGTCATGGCTGCTTCGAACTGCTCAAAGCTAATCTCACCTTTAGAAGCCATCTTGAAGACTTCATCGGAGGTTACGCCGAATTGATCAGCGAGCGCCTGATAGATCGGTATACCACGATCTGCTACCTGTTGCAGCACGTCGTTTTGGGCTTTACCGAGGGATGCCACTTTGTTGTAGATGGCTCCCATTTCTTCCATGCTAGAGCCTGAAGCGGCGGCGGAGTTGGAGACTGATTTTAGGACGGCTTCGAGGCGTTCGCCGGGTTGGATGCCTGCGGCGACTGCACCTGCTGCTGCGGTTGCCGCCGCGTCGAGTCCGAATGCGGTTCCTTTCACGGCGGCGGATGCGTTCTGCATAATCAGTTCGACTGATTGCGCGTCGTTACCTAAGCCGCGTAGTTTGGCTTGCGCCATGTCGATTGCTTTTAGGCGGTTGAAGCCTTTAGTGAAGGCGGCTCCTAGTGTTCCACCTATGGAGATGCCAGCGAATGCTTTTGCGACTAGGCCGGGGATGGTGCCACCGAATATTTTCCCGAATGCGGATGTTGCGCGGCTGCCCGCGCTTGCTCCTGCCCTATCGCCTGCGTTTGCAAACTCAGAGACAATTTGAGCGCCCGCCCCTTTGGTCGAGGCCAGCACTGTTACATAAGCCTTTGCAAGCTCTATTCCTCCTGCCATGCTTTACCTTCTTCCTTTTGGGGCGGGCAATTCTTTTATCGCGTGTTTTCCGGTGCTGCACCCATGCGCTTCTTGAGCCATATTTCGGCTTCTGTGAGAGACATAGTTTTGTTGCCACCGAGCTTTGCGGTGGATTCATCCTGTATCCCTGGCCGTGGTATGGGCTTAGGTTTACGGCGGCCCTTCTGCCCGTCTTCTGACCGTTGCCAGTTCGCGGTGACAAGCTGATCAATCGCGGCGGCTAAAAGGTGTGCGTTCATATCCCACCCACCGGATAGGGCCTCTGCCAGCGCCCCGCCTTTGGGTGGGTTTGCCGCAATGGCGGCGGCGATGCAGAGGCCGTATTCCTGTGCGAGAGTTTCTACGGTTGCGCCATAGAAGCGGATGCAGTCAATTTGTAGAAGCTCGCGGTGTTTGCGAAGTATGACCGCGAGCTTTAAGAGTTTGGGTTCAGTTCTTCCATGAGGTCAAGGAAAAACTCACTGTACGCGCTGAAGGGTACCTTTCCTTTTTCATCTCGAAGGGCTTCCTTCAGCTCCTTCACCTGCTCTTCACCTAGAATCGCTTTAGTCACGGTGAAGACGGCGCGGGGGTTGCCATCCTGCAAACCCACGATTTCCTCCATGAGGTCTGCATCGTCGAGCGTGTCTGTATCTACCGTCCAGGTCTTGCCGCGAAGGTGCACTTCTGCGATGGTGCTATCAGATTTCTTAGGGCGGTAATCCTGTGGCTTCACGATGCCGTACTCGTTAGGTCGGGTAATGGCGGCGGGGCGGTTATTTGGCTTACGGTTCTTTTTCTTTGACATGTCAGGTCTCCTTTATGTTTTGGGTCTTCCTATGGTGTGGTTCTGCCCCGGCGTAGAAGACCCAAAACGCCGGGGCAGAAAAACATGAGGTTGCTAGGCCATGTACTGGTAGACCTTGACACCCTTGCTATCTGGATATGCAACGATGGTTACCTGGTAGCCGATGGCCTCTTCATTCTTGAAGGTTACTTCGCCGCGCTCTACAACCTGGCCATCGGGGATGACAAGGCGGACTGTCTTGTCACCGTCGAGAACGTCAAGAACATAGGTCTCGTGCTTTGCCTGCTTACCCGTGATCTTGACTGCGGCTGCGGTTGCGTCAGGATCGGAGTAGAACAGTTCGAGAACTTCCTTCTTAGTCTCGATCATTGTCATTTGGTAGCTGACCTTGTGCGATGTCTGGATCGTGCGAACAATGTCGCCGTTCTGCCACGCCTTAATGTCGCTAGTGTCAGCGTCGATGGTCTGCGTTACGCCATCCTCTGAAATGTATCCGAGATCAACGAATGCGCTGTTCAGCGGCGGCGTTGCAGCGGCGCTAGTAGGCAGGGCCGTAGCCAAAGGCGCTTTATAGAAGGCGCCGGATACGGCGACGCGAACGTTTGAAGCCTGGTTTGCCATATTCTCTTACTCCTTAGAGCGAAGTCTCTAGCGAGCGCTTCGCGGTTTCGTCTGTGATTTGCTGGCCTCTGATGCTGATTCCCCAGTTTTGGCGGAATCGGGGAATGTCTGCTTCTGCATCGGGTAGCCATACGATGCCGCCAATCGGGGCGGTGCGATAGATGGTGAATCCGTAATGTACCCCTTGGAGGGCGGTAAGGTACGCTTGCGCAAGTTCTGCTAATCGGTATGCTTCGCGTTCATCATCTTCTACCCACACATCGAGAATGAAGTTTTTCGTTGCGTGGATGACTGATTGCGTGCTGCCACCGGATGGGGTAATCAGAATGAACTTTTGAGGGCGCGGGTTTGGCACACGGGCGATATGCACAGGAATACTAAGGTTGTGTTCCAGGTACCGTTTCAGTACAGCGTGTATATCGTCATATACGATCAGGTTTCCCATTATTTACCCCATCCTGCAACGGCCTTGGAGAGTGTTCCGTGTTTGCGTTCTTCTCGCATCCCAGCCGCGCCGTTAGCGTAGACATGGGCTGTTGCGGTTTTGCCGCCTGCCCTGACTGAAGTCGAGAAGTTATCCCCTGCACGAGAGCGAACCTTGTTTGCCTCTAGGGCTAGAAGCTGCTGCATACCCGGTGATGTACGGAGCGCGTAGAAGCCGGGTAGGTTCAGAACCACCTTCGTTTTCGCCATGTCGTTCTACCCTTCTACCCTCTTGAGGTTGATACGGTAGCCGCCGGTGAAGCCAAAGGGGCCATTCGTGTAGTCTTCAGGCCATCCGATAACAACATATTCAAGACCTGTAATTACAATCTTGTCGCCGGGGCTACAGAATGGTTCAGGGGCGTAAAGGTCGAGGTCTCGCTTCACACCCGTTCCTAAGTCTCGAATCTCTGCATCCGGTGTGGGAGGTGCCCAGGCATACACGGGTGTTGAGACGGGCGGGGCGAACTTTTTACGCTTCTTACCCCATTCGTCTTGTTCCCCTTCTGCCTTGCGGTAGTGCATGACCTGCTTTTGCGGGCGCATGATCAGCATTAGCGAATACTCCCATCCATGAGGTCATAAGCGAATGCCTTCTGTGCACCCACACCTAAGAGCTTCTTCTCTGCCTTGGTTAGGTAGAGCGTCCCGTTTGGGTTTGAAAAACTTACCTGCTGGTTGAACGGCCCGGCGGTCTGCGTGATAGATGATGCGCCATCGGGAAACACAGATGCGATAATCGAGCGTTTCACAATGGCGCAAGAGACCATTATGATTACCTGACGTTCGAGCTTATCCCAGCGCGGGGCCGATGCCCGGATAAGCACGCCTGCATCTGATAACAGCTGATTGGCGTGTTCATCCGAGCCGGTCGGCATATCAGGCCAGCGAGCGCGCAAATCTTCAGCTGTGACTACTGGAAATGTGTTTGTCATGCTCTCTGGCCTTTGAACTAGATGGTGTACTTGACGAATGCGTCCTTATCGGCGACAAGCAGACCGTATTCGGCCTCTGCACGCACTGCTACGAGGTTATTCTCGAAGAGGGAAACGAGCTTTCCGCCGATGGTTACAGCTGCCTCTGTGGATACGTCGAAGGTGATTCCGCCGACAGTACCCCAAACAACCTTTGTGAAGTCGCCGCCGAATCCGACGGTTGCGCCGGTCTCAGTGGACGGGGCAACCTCTTCAGCAAAGAGAGCGTTTCGCCCTAACAAGGTTCCAGAGCGTACCGGCTCTGCGGTGCCATTGGTGGGAGCAGAGATGAAGATAGGTCGCCCGGTGGTATCCATTGCGGTGTTCATCATTGGTTCGACAATATCGTCGAAGACGAAGCCGTTTAGCTTCTTGCGGGCCTTTGCCAGCAGGTCGAGGCCGCTGTTTATATCCCCGAAAAGGCCGCCCTGCGGCTGCTTTGCGGTACCGAGCTTCACGGCCTTAGTGGTGGCTGCGAGGTTCTGCTCTGCACCAAATGGCGAAGAGGTACCGTGCAGGGCCGCCGCGTCGAATGCCTTTGCGAAGGCTTCGCCGATGTCTTCGCGGATAAGGTTCATGAAGTTTCCAGGGTTAGCACGGACAACTTCAGCAGAGACAGGGATGATGACCGCGAGCTTCTGCGGCTTGATGGTCTTCAGCGCCATCTTTTCATCGGAGACGGGCTTAGCCGCGCCTTCTGCTACCCACCCGGCGCGAGGCTTGGAGGTAACCACGGGTACAGCCGCGCCGTTAGCGGAAAGCGGTACCTGTCGTGCGAGCTGCTGCACGACGGAGGCGCGCTTAGCCTCTTCGAAGTATGCCTGTGCAATGTCAGGCTGGATAAAACCGGAAAAATCGGAAGAACGTACAGCGTTCTCTACAGTCATAGTCTTTTACTCCTTGGTTTAGCGAGCGCCTAGCGCTGCTTTGAGTTTGTCTAATAGCGGGTCGCCGTTTAGGGGCATATTCAGTTCACCCTCTGAAGGGATGATCGTTTTCTTGACAGGGTTAGCCGGGGTGAGAAGTTCTGCGAGCTGTTTTGCGTGTTCTTTCAGCTCTTTTTCATCTGCACCTCGAAGGGCTTCAGCGGGTACGCCGTACTCTTTCGCTGCGGCGGTTCGCCATTGCTGTACCTGGTTTGCTTTTTCGAGGCCAGCTAGTTTTTCTTCTGCCTGCTCTGCACGGGTTTTGAGTTCATCGGCTGCGGCTGCGCGGGATTTCAGTTCGTCGTAGTCAGCGAACTTATTCCGTGTGCGTTCTAGCCGTTTTGCGATGATGCGGTCTAGCTGTTCCTGCGAGGTGATCGGGTGAAAGCCTTCTGCTTCTGTGGCTTCTGCTTTCTCTGCTTCAGGTTCAGGCGCGGCGGTTTCGTCTTTCACTGCTTCTGCCTGTTCTGTGGTTTCTGCCATGATGGTTTGCTCCTAAATGCGCCGTACCTAATTAGGTACGTATTGGCCAGGCGTTTACCCCCGCCTGTTTCGGGTAAGTCTAGTTGGTTCGCGGGTATATATCGGGGTATAACTCGCGCATTTTTCCGACAATATCGACGGGCTTCAGACCGATTGAGTATCCTAGCTCTTTCTCTAGTGCGTCTCGTGCAGCCTCGTACCGCTTATAGTCTTTGTCTGGTTTGTAGCCTCTAATCTTTGGGGGCTTGCCCCATGCAGGCACGATCACACAGTCGCAATGGCCGTGGTAGCCGCGTTTGATACCTGCGGCGGCTTTCTCAGAGGTGTACACGAATCCACGGGATGCGAGCATACGACAGAATGGGCAGGTTTCATTACCTGCTGGCACTCGTGCAAAGCGCGGCTTCGAGGGGTCGTTTTTGACACTCTTGATAATGGTCTCGCGTGAACCTGCCTTGACTACACGATCAATGAAGCTGCTGAGATCGCCGGTGAGACTGTCGAGCGCATCGGGGTTGTCGTTCAGGCGTGCCATTAGCCACCTGACTTTAGCGTCTATTTCTTCAGATGGCATATCATCGGCTAGGGTTGCGCTGAAGTCTTCATCAATCACGGCGCGGCGTAGGGTCTCGTACCAATCTGCGGTTAGGCTTGCTGCACCGCCGCGATATTTACCTAGCGTCTTCTCAAGGTGCTTGATCAGTTCATCGCGGGTTACGTTGATGGGAGTACCGGGCGGGATTTTGAGCATCCCGGCCAGTACTTCATCTTGAGCTTTTTCTGATAGAAGGTTGAGCGATGCGACGAGCTTGTCTAGTTCCGATCTGATTTCATCTTGTCGAGACGCCATGCCCAACCTCCTATCAAAATCTATTCTTCAGGCTTCACACCCGCATCGACTGCGGGCTTCTCTTCACCTGAAAAGCTGTTATCCACTTCAGTAGTCGCCTCCTTAGGCCGCTGCTGCTGTGCAGTGGCAGCGAGCGCTTCTAGGATTGATGAACCTTCAGCGCGGCGCTTGTCTGCCATGAGTCGTTGAATCGCCGAATCGTCATAGCCTAGCTTTTCTAGGATGACCGGTGATTGTGCGAGCCACGGCATGACCTGGACTTGCTTCAGCACTGCATCGGCTGCGGCTGCATCTGAGACATGCACGGTGGGAGCGAACCAGGCTTCAATCTTTGTTAGCCCCTCGATCTTAGACGGATCGTTGATGCCCTCTCGAAGCATCACGGCTGTTACACCGATACGGTTCAGGGCTGATTTGAAGCCTCGAATGGTTCTATCTGCTGCCAATCGGAGCGGGTCTCGCTGAGACTGTATCGCTGAATCGGAGGCCGGGTTATCTGAGGGGAATCCCAGTTCATCAATCGGGATTTGCGACTCAGCGGCCAGCAGGGATGCCCATTGCCGCAACTGATCAGTATGCGGCTGCATACTCATTTGCGAGAACTGCCCTACCTGCGGCACCTGTCCGTCTTCATCTCGTGAGATGGTCAGCATTTTAGACATGACCGCTGACCATTTGGAGCCGGTCAGTGCGTCTTCATCTGCACCGAGCAGGTAGCGTTGAGGGCTTGCGTAAAATTCGGCGCTGATTTCGGATCGCACAACGGTACGAATCGCTGAATCAGTTAGAGCCATCACGGCGCGAGAGATACGCGAGCGCCCAAAGGGCTTGCGAAGGTCTGCACCGGATACTACAGGCACAATGAGCGGGCGGCCTGTAGGGTTTGGGATGGTTTCAATCTCCCAGCCGCCGCCCGCTATGGCTTGCATGATGACTGTTTTATCAGGGAGGTACACGGTGACTTCACGGGGTGTTATATCGCCGCTGGTTGATGTGTCAGCTTTGGTGATAGACAACCCGGCTTTGAGGTTGCGGGTGCGTTTATCCCATATGCCTGTTGCCCAATGCGCCGATTTCGGCAACAGCAGGATTTCAGGCTCTCCCTTGCTCTTATCGCCCTGCGTGATCGTGATGAATGCGCAAGAATGTGTCAGAGCGGAGGCGGCGGTTTGTGCGAATGTCTCTCTGAAGTCGTTATCGGCGACGATGGTGTTTAGTCCGTGTGGGTCTTCATCTTCACCTGCGGCAACGAACCTCTCAAATTTGATGCGGTCTGCGAGAACATCGACGGTTTTCGCTGGCCAGCCTAAGACGCTGTTGATGTTCTTCAGCGCGGGCGGCGTTGAGATGCCTAAGTCCTTCAGTCCGATCTTCTGATCGTAGTATTGCTGCCTAATGATGTTGCGAGCGCGTTTCTTGTCGAGGCGCTGCATCATTTTTTGTACGAGTTCAATTTCGGATGCAGATAGCGTTTGTTCTGCGTGCTGAGTAAACCCGGCGGGTACGCCTTGAGTGATCATACGCTGATTACCTGCTTCCTTTTTCCTTTTCGTCTAGTCATTTTCGCGCCCCAAAACGCGAGTGTTGCGGCTTCAAATAGGGACACAGAGCCGCCTTCAGGGGCTTGCCATCCGAAGCCGCCGCGAGAGCCGATCTTTCGGCGATGCGCCGATAGTGCCTGCTGCGTTAGCTCTGGTTGTGCACTGTGGGAGACGGTCTCACTAATCACAGCCTGATCAAACATTGCGTGTGCTGCGATGACCTGCTCTAGCGAGGGCTGCCATATCAGAGTCTTTGACCTAACCCCGTTCTCACGGAGTGCATTCACGAGATAACCCACGCCCGCTTTGCCGTCGATCACGATTTGCGCGGCGCGGTCTGCACGCTCTACGAGGAAATCCACGAGCCATGTTGTACCGCTAGATAGCGGCTCTGAACGGATACCCTCAATGAAGATCGGGCCTTCTTCAGGGCGGCGGGCAACAGCGAGCGCAACCTCTAGCCCATCGGGTGAGAATCGCACGCCGTATACATCGCGGCCTGACTCTGGGAGTTCGCCTTCTAGTCTGTTCCATGCTTCAGGTTGGAATGCCTTGTTAGCGAGCGCCTTTTCATCCCAGATGCCCAATCCTTCGCGGCGGAATGAGTCTTCAGAGCCTAAGAGCTTTTTCATGCGCTCGAATGCTGTTGTTGAGACGCGGGCCGGGTACGATGGGTTAGCTTTCTCCCATTGCTTCTTATCGTCGAGTCTCGCGCCTGGATCGGCGGAGCATTCGATATAGAGAGTGTCTTTATCACCCTTGAGTGCGTCTTCGCGGCGCTGTGTGAAGACTTCGCCGGGGTCTACAGGTCGCGGCGGGGTACCCATCATGATTACAAGGCCGTTTGGTGCTGCGTTGGTTGCAGGCACCATATCATCCATTGCTTTCTCAGTCAGAATTTGGGCCTCGTCCATGACGATAACGTCTACTTCAGGAAAACCACGGCCAAAGCCATTTTCACGAGCGCCGAATAGGACACGCGAGCCGTTTCTAAACTCGATAGCCTCCTGGCCTGCACCACGGCGGATATGGGCAATGAACGGTTTAATATCCTGCCTGTTCACGATGCCCTGCATCGCCGAAAATGTCTCATTATGAGTCCTTGAGCGGTGCGCACTCCATAGCACTAGCGTGTTTGGCTTGGCTGCACAGAGCGCGAGAATAAACCCGGCGATCATGTGAGTCTTTCCCACCTGTCGAGGGATGGAAACTACAGCGCCGCCGATGCCACAGGCGTACATGCCGTTCTCGCGCTTTGCGAAGATCAGCTTACCTATGCCGATCTGCCATGCGTCGAGCGGGTACCGCATCCTGACAAGCTGCTTAGCGATCATTGGCCATGCCGTCGATACTACGCCTTCAGGGATGCAGAGATGCCTAGCAACTTCAGATAGAAGCCGGGTCGAATGGGAGGTCTGTTTCTTCACCGTCTGGAACCTCCACGTATTCTAGTTCATTTGCCACTGCTTCAAGGTCGCTGATTTCCTTGTCGAGGTCAGCGAACCTACGCACGAGCGCGGCCAAATCCCTAGCGAGTGTGTTCTCAGAGTCGATATGAGCTGCCAGTTTTAGCCGCATGGCCTTTAGCCTGTCGAGCTGCGTACCGTGCATAGTTGCACTAGTCAAAGAATGTTCATCTTCGAGAAATTCTTCATGATTAATAGGTGGTAGATGCTTTACATTAGCCATTTCTGCCCCTTTCAAAAAGAATCCCAATAAATAATAAATATCCACCCTTGATTATAACTAATCAATTGTGGAAAAAACCGGTGAATATATCGCTATCGCCGGGGGGTGTTCGTCTGGCCCGCCGATGGGGGCTTGCCCCCACCCTTCGAGCCTTCTTTCAACCGATGCCCCCTAGTTTCATTTTCACTAAAGTCTTGTATATGTATGCTCACACGTATATTGCACTAAAAACATGAAAATGTTTATTTTTTACCATTTTCCTTTTGTTTTTAATTTAATTGGTTGTGCAATACGAAGAGTCTTTATTCTTTCTTGTGCTCGCTTTCCGCCGAGCTTTCCGCCGAGCTGCTGGTTACATCGACGGCAAATGATGCGGATGTTATCGAGAGAATCTTTGCCACCGTTTGCGTGCTCTTGGATGTGGTCAGGTTCAGGCGAGTTCGGTTGCTGGCTGCGTGAGTAGTCGAGGGCAACACCACAACGAGGGCATGTGTACTGATCATTAGCTAATGCTTCAGCGATTGCCTTAGCCCTGAGAGCTTTCCACTTTGTAGTTCCTGTGCGAGATGTTGCCAATGTTCTTACTCCTATCCGCCGGGGGTATAGCCAAGGGGGCCGGGGAAAGAACGAAAGACCCGGCCCCCCCTTATTGGTGGTACCCCCATGGGTGCATCATTACCTCCCCCTGAGTTCCTGCCCCCCCCTCTCAAATTGGGGGGGGGCCATGCCTAACTACTGCCTTCCCCCTGAGAGATTTATCAGAAGGCATAGTTCAGGTAAGCCCCCTTAGGTTAGATGCTCTCACAACCTTTTGCAACAACCCCCGTTGCAACCGATACCACCGCCCCCATGTCTGCTGTACTCAGGCCGCTAAGAACATACCCCCATCCCATTCAATAATTGACAAGAGTTCTTCACGCGGGGCTTCGAATCCACAGTACTTGCAGATGCACCCGGCTACCTTATCATCCTGCCATCGAACATGCAGACAATGCTTCTTCATCTCTTCGCCCTCAAGGTTCAACTGGATAAAGAACTTATATCTACATTCAGGGCAGGCAGCATCCAACGGGGTTAGTCTTTCAGGATTCAGGAAGTCTTGTATCTTCTCAACCCACCCGGTAGCCCATCCTTCTACTTCACCCATTCCCCCTATACCACACAAGGTAAGGACTTGAACGAGAGCGCGAACATTCCCTTCACGAGTCGAGGCGCTCCATTTCGGAATACCGAATCGCTCCAACCCTTCATCAAAGTCTTTGAGCATATCCAACACTCCAACATCCAACGGTGCACCCGACTTAGCAGAAGTACCACCACCCGAGGCTTCACCGGATGGAGTCACCGCCTGCTCAAGCTGATAGATCAACCCATGCCCCCGGCCCTCCATATCATGCAGCGGCTTCAAGGATTCAATAGCTCTCGATACCGCATCCACTTTCACGGCGTTAGTTTCCTCTTTCATTCCTGCTCCCTGTCAAAGTCTTAGCAATGTTCCCGTTCGTCCAATCACACGGCCTCCAAACATCCGCATCTTGATTGGCCGCCTTCAAAATCTCCAACCAATGCTTCTGTGCATCGGATACCCGGCCCTTTATAGTCTTTAGCTCCCTGTAGATAATTTCCCCGCGCCGTGGATGCACGAGAACCAGATCAGGAAAACCAGAAGGTGAACGCCTCGAATCGTGAGTATGGTAGTACTCCCACCCCAAAGCCTTAGCTAACCCGATAATCTCAGATTGAAACTCAGCTTCACTCCAACCCTCGACAATCCTATTTCTAGCCGTCCACGCTGTTTGAGTTCTCATCTTTCGTCCTTTCATTTTCAGTTCAACCCCGCTAACGCGGCGGTACCGTCCAGACCCTACCCGTCCCGGCAAATCCAGATCAGGTATAGTCCATATCTGCCGGAATCTACTCAAAATCTGCCGGTATGAGTAGATTTTCTACCCGTGGCAAAAGAGCAGACGGCAAAGCAAGATACAGTCCCCCGCTAACGCGGCGGTACCGTCCAGACCCTACCCGTCCCGGCAAATCCAGATCAGGTATAGTCCATATCTGCCGGAATCTACTCAAAATCTGCCGGTATGAGTAGATTTTCTACCCGTGGCAAAAGAGCAGACGGCAAAGCAAGATACAGTCCCCCGCTAACGCGGCGGTACCGTCCAGACCCTACCCGTCCCGGCAAATCCAGATCAGGTATAGTCCATATCTGCCGGAATCTACTCAAAATCTGCCGGTATGAGTAGATTTATCAAATCGTTACAATCAAACAAGGGCTAAGCGCCCGTCGCTATATTCCTATCCTTTCTTTCGCCGTCTACGGCGCTTACCCCGCTGCACGGGAACCGCCATACCATCATTAGGGTGCTGAAGGCCCCCTTCAGAATCCACACCATCAAGGCAGACCTTTATACCTTCCGATGCCTCGGAGCGGGGCGCACTTTCCTTGATGCGTGAATCCTTCTGAGTTTCCCCCTCAAGGCGCTTATCAACCTGGCAGACCTTTATACCTTCCGATGCCTCGGAGCGGGGCGCACTTTCCAGATCAACAAGACCCATCTGAGAGCCTTCAACAGAAGCCACAAACGACTTTCGCCGTCTATGGCGTTTACCCCGCCGGGTAGGAACCGCCATACCATCATTAGGGTGCTGAAGGCCCCCTTCAGAATCCACACCAT